TATAAATATGAGACATCCCACCGATATCCTCTAGCATATTCCTAGACTTGAGTTCTTCACATAGCGAAAGCTCATCCAGTGGCTTGCTATTGTTGTAAATCTTTCTTAGACAACTAAATATGAGCTTGTTGTCCTCATTGTAAAAATCCTCTATATCTAATATAGAGATCGCATCTTCAAAACATTGCTCATCTTTTAAGCAACATGATAGTAATATTCTTTCTGCTTCAGGGGAGTTAGGTGTCTTTAAGTCCGTCATATAATTGCTTCATTTGGATTGTAACTTCTTTGGATACTTGTTTTATGGAATTAACTAAAATTGAGTTGGTTTCGTTAAACCTATGCTCTGATAAGGTATCAGCGAGATCCCTCAAAACCTCCAGACCCTCGATGATATGTTTAATCTTTATGTCATTTGGGTTTTCATTGAAATTTTTTAAACTCATAGTATTTATTTAAATTGCTTTGTGATATTTGATAATTCCTAGCACATGGTTTCTTGCACCTCATCCTATACTTTTTGCCCATACTTGTATACCTCACTCCATCTCTAGTAACATCGGTAGTCCCACAATTAGGGCAAGTCCAAGCATCTGATCCATTCAGTAAACCTATATGCGTTTTATTGCTATCATATTTATGAAGCCTATGAAAAACTTTTTCAAGCAAAACCACATCTTTTTTGCAATATTTTACCATTGCATCCATAGCTTTTTTGCAATTTTTAAGAAGTATATCCTTCCAGAGTGAATAAGATGTCGATATTTTACCCTCGTTAAAAAGGTATTTTCCAAGATAATCTAGCCTGTTAGAATTAAATCTAAACCTTTTTCTTGCTATTTTTAAGGTATCGACCTGATTTACTTGTCTACATGGTTCTAATTGATGATATATCACCCTAGAATTAAAAAATTTAGTATCAAAGTTATCACCATTATGGGCTACGATCTCATCTGCTGTGTTTAAAACTTCGATAAATTCCTTAACCATATCCAAGTCATCGCCCTCATTCCAAGTCAATGAGTGGACTTTTTTCCGCCCTTCCCATTTGTAGCATATACACATTATCGCTCTTTCTTGAACGATGCTATCATGCGATATAGATAATTTATAACCACTTTGCCAAAATAAACCAACATTAGGCGATGTTTCGATATCCCAAAAAAGTCGGTTTATTTTAGCTAATGGCATATATATAATTAACAGTTAAAAATTAAAAGGGAGCATTTTCAGAATCAAGATCTATATCTGTATTCTTAGGTTTGTCCGCAATTTTGATTTCGCTTAATTTATGTGAATAATATTTATTATCATTGTTAGAATTTAACCATGATGCTATATTCACTTTTTTACCAGCCATATCAGCTGGGATTGTAAGAGTCCCTAATAATACAGGGCTACTCTCTGAGGTCTTCTTTTTGTTAGGGAATGACGCTCCTGTTCCCTCTTTTTGGACATATGTACTCATAATAATTCGTCACTTGGCATTGATTTGTTTATAGTTTGTGGAGGATTATCCTCGTGTTTATTTAAAGAGTCTGCATCTGCATTATTATCTAGATTTAACAAACCCTGAAAAGCTCTTTTGCGTGCATAGGTTGCGGTAGCACCAGTAAGCTGACTAGAATCCATGCCCTTTTTCATATCGGGCTCTCTTGCCTGTGCTTTTACTGACACAGATTCGCCTGATTCAGAGCAAATGATAGAAGCGGTTGACTCAACATAATGTCTGTCGCCAACTAATATGATCTCATCATTTAATAGAAAACATACTTTAAGTTCTGACTCAAATGGCTTAACTGCCTCACATATATCTTCTATACTTCTATACCCGTACTTACCAAAAGAGTTATAATTACTCTTGCCACATTTTAAAGCAACTTGTACTTGTTGCAATTTACTATTTATATATTTTTGCATTTTTGTTTTATGGTTAATCTGTATAACGAAAGTCTTTCGTGAGAGTTTTTACACATATCAATATCATCTGTATCTATTCCCTCGTGTTTCATTAAAATTATTTGTTGGAATTTATCTTGGTTTTTAAAATGCCTAGTCATTTGTCGGAATCCGACGGGGTGTAAAATCAATGGTTGTTGCTTTTCTAGATATGTTATTACATTTCTCAATACATCTGTCAAGCCTAATTTTGATTTTCCGCAAAATCTTATATATCCATTTTCAATCTTACCTAAAAATAAATTAGCATAATTATCAATCACTCCTCTGACCAGATAGTTTTCGTGAGAATGATCTAGGACGGGTGATATCATTTTAGTATCCAGTATAGGACACTTTTGTGGCATATTATTTTCCCTGTATTCTTTTATTTTATTCTGTGGGAGATATTTCATTAATTTCAGTAATCCTTACTGTAGCACCACCCTTTTTTAAAAGACCGATTCCATCTTTTGATGGTTTGGATTTTAACAAATAAGATAATGCCTGTTGTTTATCATTAGCCCAAATTAATTTGTATCCCGTGTAGTCAGGATTCATATCATTGTGCTTATAAAATATTTCAAATTGATTCATAACCATATAACATCACGAATCCCTTGAGGCTTGCGATATTATGATCAATCCAATCAATGGCTTCTTCGACAGTCATATCGTCATCAGCCACAAAGCATTCAACCATTCTGCTATAGTCATAAACCAAGTATCCGTCTCCACTTGTACCCACTATAGCGTAGTCTAACTCATCTAATTGAATCGCATCGTCTGCGTGTACTCTCTCTAAGTATTCTTTTAAGTTTATATTGTCCATATGATGCCACCTTAATAAGAAAGTTAATCAATATAATCAACGCCTCTCTCTATAATATCTACTACAGTTTCTCTTATTTCTATAACATCCGCCTCGTTAATTATTTTGTAATTGTGATTAGACATATCTAAGGCATTGTCCGTAATCTCACTTTCAATATATCTATTTGGTGAATTGTAATTAACTTTGTGCCTAATTGTTGTTTCTATTATAACTTCGTATGTATTTTGATTGTTCATTTTTTTTCTTGTTCTAGTTTTCTTTGGAGGTTAGCCATAGCTCGCCAAGCTACCGCTACATAATCTTTTTCTATAAGATGACGCATAAGACAATCTAATTCGTCCGAAGATTTAGATTTGTCCCAATGCAATCCCTTATCCGAATGATGCTGATCGCTACCTTTAACAGATAACTTAGTTACCTCAACGATAGCATCAGGAAAATATTCAATAAACCCACGATAAATAGGTATATTCTTTCTTACTTGTGGATCATTACTTATCATCGGATTTCTTTTTCATTACAAAAATGTAAAAATATCTTTTCAATACTTCCATATCAGCCTCCCTTGATATTGGCATCACACTAAGCTCAGGATCGTTATCAGGATTATCTGTGCCATTTAGCACCATAGGAGTATCCCAATGCAACATAGCACTAGACAATGCCATTGCCTCGGTCACTTTTTCTTGGAAGCTAACGATTATATTGTCGGATACATATTCTCGTTCGCCCTCTCGCTCTAGTAGATATACTCTCCAGTTTTTATAGTTACTCATTGCCTGCCTCGCTTTCCGCAATCTGCATAGCAGTAGTAATATGATTTAAAAGAGAATGATCTCCTTGTTCTAGCAACTCATGTGCTATTTGTATTAATTCATTTAATACTTTTTGTGGATATTTTATTTTCATAATTATTGGATTAGTCTATATTGTTAATACTAAAATATAAATCACGGGCATCTAAAAATATCTGTATCCCCCTGTCAAGTCTTTTTTGTGTCCACCATTTAAAGTAGCCTATGCCTGAAACATTGTCTACACATATACTGCAAATCTTAGGAAGATAATTTAGATTGTACTCTTGTTGTATAAAAAAAGATTCTATCGCTAACTGGTAGGAATCCGAATCATAAAACTTACCTTTACCATTACAGGTTCTAAATTTATAATCTAACAAAACAAACCTGCCATCTTTTTTTGCTAAAAGATCTATCATACCCGCTATTTTTAAATCGTGATCACAAACCAGAACCTCGGGCTGGGTATCCGTAATGCCTAAATTTATGATATCATCATATACTTCCATCACAAATTCCTCGTACGGGCTGTCGCCCTGACCAAGAACTCTGTTTTCCAGACTGATATCACCCGTAAATAGAGTTTCTAGAGCATAGTGACACCTCGTACCAAACTCTGCTGATGATAAAATCTCACCTTCTGGGCTTTTCACTCTACCCCATGCAAGTGATCTGATATCAGCATCCTTCATTTCAGGAAACCTTCTACCAATTTCAATGCATTTATTTACGACCCACTCCTGTAAAAACGGATTAGGTATAGTTTTTAATATTGTTGTCACGCTCGGATAAAGAGAATCACTTTTCCTGATGTCTGATAGTTTAGTTTTATCTGATAACTTTGGGTTATCTAAATCTGAATAATCGTAAATGTGCATAATTACATTGGTTTATATGTTGGTAATTTAAATTCTTTATTAATCTTTTTATTATTTATACAGGGTATTGGTTTTACCATATGGGAAATGGCAATGTCCGTCATAGAATACCACTTTGTTCTGTCGTATTTCTTCTTGTTATAGTTCCCTACAATGACCGCTTTTTGCTTTTCGAGAGATTTCATTACTCTCCATATTTGCTTTTCCGTAAAAAATGGAAAGCTCTCTTGGATATGTCTTACACTCCCGAACCACCACTTTTTGCCATCGTTTATATGATTAGATTTAGACAACCTAAAATATATCATCTCAAGCACAATGGCTTCGTTGACTCCATACTTATTAGCTACTTCTTTATTAAAATAATATTTGGACATTCTACTACCATACCGCCTCTTACCATTTTGTCAAATCAATATTATACCGCCTTAGAGGACTACCAATATCACACCGCCTAAGAGAAAATTACTATATGTGTATCTTTTACGATGTATATATATATAAAATAAAAAAAAATAAAAAAAAATAAAAAAAAAATAAAAAAAAATAAAAAAAATATCATCGTGATATCATCCGAATTATTTTATCCTGATTAGTTATCAGGATAATCAAAAGAATTTAAAACCTTGCAAAAAATAGCATTAAATCTATTTAGAAAAACATATGATTAATAATGATCATAAATAATAATCCAAATAATATAAATAAAATGAATACTATAGATAAACTAAACTGTTACGATTCCGACAATTATTCAGTTGTCCAAAAACGCCAATTCGTAAGAGAATTGATAAAAGAAAAAATCTTAAATGGTGTTGATGCATCGTCAACAAATTCAATGAATTCATCAACTTGCGATGATATCATTCTGGAAGCTCAAAACGGAAAAAACCATTATCCAGAGGCGACAACAAAACCACAAAAAAATAAAAACAATATCGGACAAATATTAAGCGAATTACAAAACGCTTTAGACAGTCAAAATACTGCAGTCAATACTGACATTATTGAAACGATGATTGATGAGAAAACCGATAGCTTAAAAAGCAAAATTGATGATAATAAAAAATCAATAATTGATGCTACTGATAAAGTAGAAGAATTATTAAAAGTTATCACTTCTGGAAGTAATAAAAAATTGATTAATAAGATTAAAGCTAAAGCTTCAAATAATGTTATATTAGAAAAATTAAGTTTCTTTTATGATGTCGGAGTTGAATCAAATCAAAATGTATTATTACTATCACCACCATCATTCGGAAAATCCCACGCAGTTAGATTAATGGGATCTTCTTATGATCATTTCATTGAGCATAATTGCTCCGATGATATGGATGAAAATGCGAACCTTATTGGCTCAACAATTACCGATTCAAGCGGACAATCAAAAAGCGGTTTTGTGAATGTCGATGGTGCATTAACTAAAGCAATGCGAAAGGCATCTAAAGGCGAAAGCGTTTTAATGTTTTTTGACGAGTGTTTGAGATGGAATGAATCAACTCAATCGTTTATGCTTACCTTTTTAAATGGCTTTAAAAAGACCGTTAATAATTCAACCGAAAAATGGTATCGATTAACTACCAGAAACAATAACGGTATTGAATTAGAAGCAATAGAAGCATCGGCAAAAAATTTGCATATTGTCGGAGGTTCAAACTTAACTAGTGATATCCCAATTGAAGCGTTTTGGAGCAGGTTCAAAAAAGTAAGGATCGATTATTCAAAACAGTTCGCAATTGATACTACATTATCAATTATTGATTCATATGATATCGATGATAATAGCACCACAGTAACAAAAGAAAAATTCATTGAATGGTACGCATCATTAATTGACGAAACCCGTAAAGCGGTCGTCGATGGTAGCTTACAATTTTCCGCGGATTTTAGATTATTAGAAAATGCAATCAACTCCAGTAATGGAGATTTTGAAAGCATTGTCTCAATATTATTAGATGAGAAATTAGGTGCATTTAATGATCTATGTTTATGGAATTCCGACAATGGAAATATTCAAACCGATTCATTAAAATCACTCGATAAAATATTTAATAAAATATCAATCGACAATCTAACTAAATAAATAAAATGATTAATCTAAAAGTTAAAAAAATGATCACATTAAAAAACATAATTATTAAAGCGATGCGTTCAGTTAGTTATAGAAAAACTGCATCTAGGCTCGGCGGACTTTTAAATTTCGTTCGCTTCATTGATACTAATTCAAATTGCTTCAATGAGAAATTCAAATTTGCGATTGATAATAAGATATCGACGGCGAATTGGTCTTATAGAAATAAAATTCATCATATCAATATAAGTGAAAACTGCATTGAGATTGCTAATACTCAAACAGTACGAAGTACAAAGGAATCAATCGCTTTTTACAAAGCGGTCATTCGCCACGAAATAGGACACGCATTATACACCGACCGAACTAGCAAAGTCGGTGAATGGTGCTCGGATTATAATATTCCATTTGGCTTATTTAATCTTTTTGAAGATGTTCGAATTGAATACAAAATTGTTAAAGATTATCCGCAGTTTAAAAAATTTATGTGGTTTAAATATATGGATATTGAAAGCGAAAGTGAAACCGCATCGAATGCAATATTGATAATGAAAAGTAAAGAAGCTGGAACGCGAACCAATGGAGGAAGTAGCAAAACAAATCCTTTAACTAGTTTTGTACCATCGCTTAAAAACTTAAAAAATCATTATCATTATTTTTTCTTAGGTAAAGATCGAGGAAGTATGACAACTAAACAAATTCTTAAAAGATATTACATGAGATCTTGCAATGCTCTTAATAGTTTAGAGATCGTTCATATAACTAAAGATTTTGTTAATACTTTTGGAAATGAAATGCCATCAAGATACGAATATGAAAATATTATTAATGGTGAGGTTGATCCAAATTTCAGTCCGCCAAAAAATAGCAGTAAGAATTATACAAAAGCTAACGACGACGGCGGATATTCAAATTGCGATTATAGCGATTTACCGCTTGCGAAATCTAGCTTTGATAATGCGGATGTGAATTATTCTAAAACGATTGCGAACAGATTAAAACCGATTGTTAAAAACTATGGTAGAAATAGAAATAAACTTTCTAGCTCTGGTAGTAAATTGCATATCAAAAATGCTATAGCAAAAATGGAAAATTCATTCCGATCAATCAAAAGCAAAAAAGGCAAACCTACTATTACAATGCTAGTTGATTATAGCGGTTCAATGATGGATACAATTATGCGAAATGGTGGACGCGAGTTTATTTGTGCATTTAAAAGATTAAGTGATTCAAATGATATTAAATTGAATCTAATTTTTTCAATGGATCGCTTCGGCTATTTATTAAATGATCATTCAGTTGATGATATTATGGCAATCATCCCAAATGGGAATCACGAAGCATTAGACAACAATTTAAAACGCTTTTTTCCATTAGTTAAAAAGAGCGATCTTGTCTTACTTTTTACCGATGGATATTTAACGGGCAATATCGTTAATGAATCGCAATATCGAAGCCAAGGAATTGAATTGGTAGCGTGTTGCATTCCATCAAAAAACGATGTCGCAAATGTACGCAAATATTGTAACGGATATTTTACTAAAACTTTTATTGATCAATCTCCTACATCGCTTGCAACTCGAGTAGTAAAATATGCACAGGATAAACAAAAAATATAATCTAAATAATAATAAAAAATAATATGAAAAATAAAGAATTAGAATCATTAGTAAAAGGCGGATCTAAAACGATGTTTGAAGCGATCTATTTGATCGGTTGCATCATTACCATAGGTTCAATGCTTATAGCCATTTTTATAGCGAAATAGACCGCATAAAAGTTAAAAGGCTTTCAAGGCTCATTCCTTTAGTTAGGTTTGAGCCTTTTTATTGGTATGATTCCGCAAGTTTATATCGGACCGACATTTAAAGCACCATACAAGACGTTTTCATACCTATTCCCTTATGATGATATCATTTGAGTATATAAAGCGATTCTAGGTATATTCTCGATCGATTATAGCCATATACTTGTCTAAAGCATACCTAAAACCATCCTCTTAAATAGGTAACGCTAGCCTAAGGAAAAAAACGCTTCGATGTTTAGGATTATTAATTTTTTTTTGAGATCTTGAAGGGATAATAATTATACCTGATTGATTTAGATGATATCATCATAATATCATCACTATATATATGGGGAGGAGGGGATCAATATTTTTTTTCTATTTATTTATACTTATATATAAACTGGGTTCTAAAAAATTTTGCCCTTGATGGGTGCATAAACAAACATATTCCCTTATGGTAATAGCATTACTTTTATTATACTTGACTTATATTTATAAAGGGTATAGGTTTTACCATATTGGAAAATGGTAAAGAGAGTAAAGAGGAGTTAAGCTCAGAGATAAACTCTGCAATACAGGATATTGTATTACAGAAAGAGATCGAGGGTATTAAGTCTTTATCTAGGTATAACCCAGAGAAGGTAGCTAAGATACTATATCTCTTCTCTACGGGTGTATCTCAGACGATGATGGTCAAGAAGTATGGTATAGACCGCGAGACGGTCATCAATACATTGGTAGATTATGCTGACTACAAGAATAAGTTCCGTGAATTAGGTGGCAAGCTATCGGCTAAGAACTATATTAACATGACATCATTGTCAGAGGATTTAGTAGAAAGCATCCGTAATCAAGTAGAGAGTGGTCAAATAGAGCCTAGCATCCGAGATCTGAAGGATCTATCTATCGCTATGGCAAACTCATCTAGAGAGGCTCTCACAGCCCGTGGAGAGGTTTCTTCGATATCTGAAGAGAGAAAGGTTCATACTCAGGATGATTACAATGATACAATCAAGGCAGTAGAGAAGAGGTTAAGCGAGATCAAGGAGGCTGAGAGGGTTGACGATGGCGAGTAAGATGACAGCAATCGAGGAAGAAGCCTTTAGTAAAGCTAGGGCTATCCTCTCGGAACACTTTCCTAACTGGGCTATAATAGTCCTAGACGAATCTGATTCATTGAAGTACGACTATACTAATTACTATATAGGTAAGACTCTGTGTCGAGAGACCGTAGGAGAGATGAATAAGGATGACATGGATATGATAATCTGGGAAGAGGTCGATGGCGAGGATGAGGAGTAATGGAAATAGCATTTACTAAACATCCCTTTCTCAGTGTCCCCTCGGACGAAGATATATTACTACTAGCTAAGAATGATCCTAAGCTACTGTCCGATATGCATATTCTCCACGAGAGGAAGATTGAGCTATCTATGCAAGATCCCCTGCGTCATGGGTTCGATCTCGCTGGCTGGGATCGTATACGAAAGGGACTAGGCGAGTACAATGAGTGTTTAACACTCGGTGGTAATAGATCTGGTAAGACTACTGGATGTGCTAAGATAGTAATGGAGGCTGTTACCAAATCGGAAAATGGTCATGTTGTATGCTTTAGTCAAAATGCGGATACCTCAGTTAAGGTACAGCAGTCAGCCATCTGGGAGATGATGCCTAAAGAGTTTAAGAAGAAGACTAAGGGAATCGAGGGATATATTAACTTCAGTATGCAGAATGGGTTTACTGGATCTTCTTTTGTTTTTCCCGATACTAAGACTAGGGTTGACTTCAAGACATATACACAGTTTACGAATAACCAAACAATCCTAGAGGGATTCGAGTTTGGCTTTAAGAATCCTACATATCTTAATATTGGTGCATGGTTAGATGAGTACCTCGGAGATGCTACATTGGTTAATACATTGCGTTTCCGTTTAGCAACACGAGATTCTAAGCTACTAATAGGGTTTACTCCGATCGATGGCTATACCCCGTTTATATCAGATTATCTTAAGGGTGCACAGGTATTGAAAACCAGAAAGGCTTCATTGCTAAAAGATCGTGCTTTACCCGTTACGCAGTACAGCCCTAATATGGATGCCTCTATATGCTATCTTCATACCGATGAGAATCCGTTTGGAGGGTATGATAGAATAGCTAAAGACCTAAGAGGAAGGAGTGAAGAGGATATATTGGTTCGTGCCTATGGTGTACCAGTAAGATCAATGACTTCATTGCTACCTCTATTCACACCAGAGATCAATGTACTATCAGAGAAACCAAACAAATACGGAAAAACCTTTCCTAATATTTCTGATAAAGAAAGATTTACTTGTTATCATGTGGTTGACCCCGCAGGAGCAAGAAACTATTCTTGCATATGGGCAGGCGTTAATGCTGAGAATGAGATCTATATTAGGAAAGAGTTCCCTGACCGTAATACATTTGGAGAGTGGGCACTCTTCGGAGAGCCCAAATGGCGGTATGGTCCAGCTTCTAAAAAAATTGGGTATAATGTAGAGGGATATGCAAACCTCTTTGAAGAAATAGAGAAAGAATTAAATATAGAGGTATTTGAGAGGATCGGTGATAGTCGTTACTTCGCAAGAGAGAATGAGAATAATGATGACCTCTTTACATCCTTCGATGATTTTGGTATGAATTTTGTCCCATCGGATGGTAGAATGGAGTCACTAGGGATAGCATCACTAGATGACTGGTTTAGCTACAATCCAGATGTGGAAATAGATAATGTAAATAAACCTTTATGCTACATCCACGAGGATTGTGGCAATCTGATAGATAGTTTAATTAATTATAACTCCAATGGTAAAAACGATGAAGCACTAAAAGACTTTTTCGATCTGATCCGATACCTCCGTATGGCAAATGGAGGAGATGGACCAGACCACCACGATAAACATTCCCTAGAAACAACACTAAGGGGCAAAGGAGGATATTAATGGCAAAGAGAAGATTAAGAGAAATTGCAGATGATCTAGGTATCTCATTTGAGAAAGCTCAAGATGTAGTCTTGCATAAACTAAAAGAGGATATGGTAACGGGCAAAGGCAAAAACACTTGGATAAACGAGGAGGGTCAAGACATACTCGAATCAAATAGTCCTATGCCCATTAAGTACAGAGGCAGGGTATTGTCAGAAGCACCAAACAATAAATTTATTTTTGTTTATGTAAGCGAAATACCTATGAAAGTACCAGTAAGAATCCCTTATACATTAAGGGGAAAGCTAGTAGGTAAGTATATATACTTAGAGTCATATAACGAAGGAGGGACAACCTCATACCACTATGTAAAGCCACCATCAATATATGGTGATACAAAGACTTGATCTATATGATATACTTACAGACTAATGGATAACGAAAATATTTCTAATTCTTTGACTTACCGTAGTGACAAACCAGATGTCCCAACTTTGGTATATGCATACGATCAAACAGTAACAGAACTGGAGTCTTACTTTGACCTGTGTCGAACATCATATGATGATAGACGCAACTGGTGGGCTGGAAAGTCTAGGGATCACAGAAAGCATGGTGCTGACGCATTTCCTTGGGAGGGTGCATCTGATATGGAGGCACATACTATTGATGAGAGAATAACTAAGCTAGTATCTATATTCGTTACATCTCTACAGAGAGCTAATGTTAAGGCATTTCCTGTAAATGTTAATGATATAGGTAGATCTAAGACGGTATCATCATTCCTAAAATGGATGTCTCACTCAGGTTATATATCTCGTTTTCACAAAGAGATGGAGCTCGGAGCTAATTATTTATTAGAAAGAGGGATATTGATAACATATGTCGGATGGTTACGAGAAGATAGGACATTTATCCAGAAGTTAGACCTAAATCAGATCGCTATGATGTCTCCAGAGTTTGGTGCATTATTGATGGATGAGACCAATGACGAAGAGATGATAGAGGGTCTTAAAGCTAATTTTGCAGGAATCAACGAGAAGAGAGCTAAGAAGGCACTTAAACAATTAAGGAAAACTGGATATGCTGATATGCCAGTAGTTAAGCGTCAGATAGATGCCCCAGAGGTTAGAACGCTTGCTCCCGATGGAGATTTCTTTTTCCCACCTTATGTAACAGATCCTCAGAGAGCACCATACTGCTTTTGGCGAACATACTACACAGCACAAGAACTAGAGAATAAGGTCATCACAGATGGATGGGATGCAGGGTTTGTTACATTACTTATAGAAAAATACAGAGGTGTAAACATTGACTCAATCGAAAGAGAGCAAGAGGGTCGCAGATCTATATCATTGACGGATAATGCATACGAGGCGAACGAGTTAATCGAAGTAGTCCACGGATACCAAAGGCTTGTTGACAAAGACGATGGAGCAGAGGGTATATACGAGACTATATTCCATAAAGAATTTAGTGGTAACGAAGAGACTCAAGGATATGCAAAGTTTGAGTTAATGAATGGGTACGAAGATTTTCCTGTTATCGTTACTAAGCTATCAGAGGATAGTAAAAGATTATATGATACGACTACTGTACCAGATGTCCTAAGAGGTATTCAGAACCAAGTTAAAGTAGAGAGAGATTCAAGGATAGATAGAAATAGTCTAGCTACACTACCTCCTATACTACACCCTATTGGTCAAGCCCCTACGGATTATGGACCAGCTAGGATGATACCATACCGCAGAAAAGGAGATCTAGACTTTGGTCCGACTCCTCCACAGCCGAATGGTTCTATTGAGATAGAGGCTACTCTAGAAATGCAAGCTGATGCATTAGTAGGATTAGATTTAGATAACCCACTATCTAAGGTTCGTAGACAATTTTTAATAAATAAATTCTTAGAGCATAGTGCAGAGGTGCTAAAGATGTGCTTTAAGTGTTTTCAGAGATTCGGACCAGATGATATTTTCTTTAAGGTTACTGGAGCATCTGATATCACGAAGTTTAATAAGGGCGATCCTAATGAAGACTATGATGTATTGATATCATATGATGTATTAAATGATGATCCCGATGCACAAGAGAAAAAATACAATCAAGTCCTACAGCTAATCAACCTAGATAGAAGTAATCGTATTAATATAGATATGTTACTAGAGGCTATGACTAACAATATTGACCCTATCCTTGCTGATACTATCCTGCAACCAGCAGAGGTATCTCAACAAGAAATGGTTAAAAATGTTACTGATGATCTAGCTAAAATATTTGCTGGTATTGAAGTACCCGCTAGACCGAATGGTGCTAATATGGCTATGCAAATCGCAAAGGGTTATGTAGAGCAACCAGATATAGCCCAGAGGATGCAAACAGATGAGGCATTTAGGGCTAGATTTGAAAAGTATGTTAGCCAGTATCAATTTATGCTACAACAAGCACAAAATGCTCAGATTGGAAAGATAGGCACTAACCCAGCACAAATGGGAAGTGTTAAAACCCAAAGCATGAATTAAATATGGATATAGAGCAAATACTAAAAGATCTAGGCAACCATCATCAATTTGCACAATTCTTGCAAATGATATACAATTTAAGAGAGGAGACTATCGCTGAGTTACACGAAGCCGATAGGGACAAAATACAACAACTCTCAGGAAGAATTTTAAGCTATGACCAAATCTTAGTTATGTGTGAATATGAAAGTCTCAAGAAGAGGCATTCTAATTATACAAACTAGGGCTTGCCATATATGTTAAGATATAATCATCGCCATCGCTGGGCGTAAATAGCGTAAAATATTATGTCAGAAGAAATCACACCTGCTATCGAGGAAGCAGTTGAAACAAATCCTACGGAACAGTCAAATATGTCAGCGTCTGAATTTATAAACAGACGCTTGGGAAATTCGGAAGAACCTGCTAATACAACACTACCAGCAGAGACTAAAGAAAATCCAGTTGTTGAAGAAACAGGAACTCAGGGAGAAACGAGTGTGGAACAGAGTAACACACAAGAGGCTTCACAAGAACCAGTTTCCGAAGATGCTCTTTCACAGTTTAATCTAGACGAAATGTCCGAAGAGGATCTCAGAGAAATGTCTGAGAAACTCGGTAGTAGGGCAGTTGCTAGGTTTGGAGAGCTTACAGCAAGAAGGAAACAGGCAGAAGAAAGAGCAACAGCTATGGAAGCTGAAATGCAAAAACTGAAAGCCGACAAACAAAAAGAAATTCCTGTTGTAAGAAATAATCCACTAGCAAATGTGAATGACTACAAGGTACTACAGCAAAAGAAGGATACAGCCCAACAAGTAATTGAGTGGGCTGAGGATGTATTATTCGAAAAGAGTGATGCCCATGCGGAAGATGTTGTAGCTACAGTCAAAGGCAAAGAAATGACCAAGATGGATGTTAGGAAAAGCCTAAAACAATCCAGAGATATGGTTAATAAATATGTTCCAGCACAATGGAATAAATTAAAACAAGCCTATGAACATTCCGAAAAACGGAAAGAACTTGTCGGTCAAGCAAGGAAAGAACTACCCTTCCTTAATCAAAAGGAAAGTGAACTTAATAAAAGGTATGAAGCAATGCTTCAAGACAAAAGACTAGCACCATTATTAAGAAATCCAGAGGTTGGATCTCAGATACCATATTTGTTAGCTCATGCTACAAATAGTATATATGGGAGAAAACTTATAGATGGTAATAAATCCCCTAAGTTAGATCCCCCTAAAGGAGGACCTTCTTCATCTCGTTCAGAAAAAACAGAAAGTTTATCAGGAAAGAAAATAAACACTCTTTCCCAGCAATTCAAATCAAGTGGCTACGCAAGTGATTTTATTACTCTTAGAACTCAACAGTTAAAAAACCGTTAAAAATTAGAAAGATTAAATTATGTCGTTTTCAAATACATTTGATACAACAAATACAGGATCTGCTGTTTCTAACCGTGAGGATTTGACAGATGTCTTAACTATTCTCGCTCCAGAAGAAACACCAGTCCTTTCATCTGCTTCAAAGCAGAAAGCGTCTGCTACATTTGCGGAATGGACAGTTGACGAACTAGCTTCTCCAGTTACCTCAGGTATCTCAGAAGGTAGTGATGTTACTGCATTCACCGACAAATTCTCAGGTCGTGCTCGCTTAGGCAATTATGTTCAAAAATTCCGTAGAGATTATATGGTATCTGACTTACAAGATGCCGTTGATTCTGTCGGACCTGCTAAAATTGCACAGGCTGAAGCTAAAGCTATCCGTGAACTAAAGCGTGATATCGAGGCTACTATTATCGGAACAGGAGATGCATCCATTGAAAATGGTGCTGGTACTCCTTATAAAATGCGTGGTCTAGGTAAATGGATTCAAACTGGTGCACAATCAGATAGTGCTCCTGCTACTCCTACTGCCTTCCGTCCTGATGCTGGTCAAATCTTTGACATCTCATCTGCGACACCTACTGCATTCCAAGAGTCTGATCTCAATACAATCATCTCAACTATCTACCGTCATACTGGAAGTACACAAAACTTAACATTAGTAGCAGATACAGGTCTTCGTAAGACAATATCTGAGTTTGCTCGTTTTGCTGGAAGTGCTTCTAACTTCGATGGTCATAACCAACACGCACTTCGCTCTGTAAATTACAATGGCGATGTTTCAACTATTAAGTTAAGTGTTGAGATTTACGAATCAGACTTCGGTCGTGTATCAATCGTCAACATGAATCCAGATACTGCTCCTGCTACACTAGCTGGTGGTTCTGACTTCAATGATGGTTATATCGTTAATCCTGAATACTATGGTGTTCATGAACTAATCCCTATGGGCTCAACTCGTTTACCTAACTTAGGTGGAGGAGATCGTGGTTATGTAGATTGCTCTCTTACTTTAGGAGTATATCACCCACAAGCACATGGTAAAATTACTCAATAATTAATTAGGAGGTTTTATAAAACATTATGGCTAAATTAACTATAAA